TCTCGGACTTCTACAGACACAAAAAAGCCCGCAAACCTAGAAGGGATGCGGGCTTTCAGGACTTCTCCGGACTTATCTGGTAATAACCGGATCATTATTTGGTGGGCTGGGGGAAGTTGAGCTAATAAGCTAACTTATTGTTTTAATGCATTAATTATGAATTCAGGTTTGTGGTGTATACCTAAACGTATACCAATGCCAATTTTGACTGGGATTTTTAAGAGCTGGAGGTCGCTATTTTGGAATGACTGTCTACATTATAATTTGATGATTCCTTGAGCATTAAACAGAAAGGGTGATATGCGAATCTATAACTTTTCCTCGCCACGTTCCTTGCGCGCTATTGAAGCGATCAAAGCCAAAAACTCACTACTCTATGAGCCTCACATTGAACAACTGACTAAATATGTTGATGGACTAAAGATTAAGCATCCTGATTGGGAATTTCCGTATTTTGATCCACATGATGGCGGGCAACTGGCGGATATACTTTTCTTGCTTGAAAAGCCTGGTCCAAAAACTTCCCCAGAGCGTGGTGGTTCGGGTTTTATCTCAAGGGACAATAATGATGCTACAGCTGAAGCTTTGTTTAATTTTATGAACGAAGCCGGTATACCGCGTCACCGTACCGTTCTATGGAACACCATTCCTGGATGGAATGGGACAATTAAGATGACATCTGCTGAAAACAAAAACGGCCTAATTGAGCTTACTAATCTCCTTGCTCTGCTGCCTAAGCTCTCAACGGTTGTGTTAGTTGGTCGAAAGGCAGAGAAAGCACGCCCATTATTTGAGAGTTCGCCGATTAAAGTTGTAGTCTCTGCTCATCCCTCGCCTAAGGTTAGGTCAATAAATAGGGCAATGTGGGATAGCATTCCTGGATGTTGGTTATCAGCTTTATAAGTTAGAGCAAGAAATTCGTAGAGAATAAAAAGATTTATCGTAAAAGTGTTCACAGTGTTCACTTTTCTATTTATTAGTTACATTTCAATTAATTACGTGATGATCACCTTGCGCTGAGCTGTTCATTTCTGTTCACTTTCAGGTGACCACCTACGTTGCCATATGAAAAAACCGGCCTGAGCCGGTTTCTGTTTAAACTTGATTGATGTCGCTCTTTGGCAACCAGTCAGCTTCGCAGTCCTCGTTTAATATCAGATTGGTTTGTACGCCCTGATTGGTCTTTCTCTTTAAAAATTCAATCTCATACTCTTTCATCGTTTGCGGGATGAATTTGCCGAAGAGTGAGAGATTGATCGGGTGTTGATGCCCGCGCGCCTCCACAAATGACAGATAGGCGTGATAAAGGTATTTGCGGGGATTTGACGGACGTATGTTTCCGTTGCCCATATACAAACCACTGGGTGACGGAACCGCCAGCAGGTAACCGCAAAAATCGACCAATGAATCTGAACTTCGTTTAATTTCCAGTGCTTCGTCAGAGTTTTGCTGCGCTTCCAGCAGTGCGCGGGCTTCGCCAGGCTCTGAAAAGCGTCCCATCAGATGGCGGACAATTACCGCGAGCTCTCCCTCTATTTTCTCGATCAGTTTTGGGTCGCGTTCCTTAGCCAATATGACTTCGGGAAAGGTAATGATCACCCGCCGGCGCGATACACCGCCGCTGCGATCACTGAACTGCATCGGGTTGTTGTTCACCGCCAGAATCACCGCCGGAATGTGTGCTGAATAAGCGTCACGGTATTTCGGGTCAATCGCTACAGCATCGCCGCCGGTGATGGCTTTAATTCCTGCGCCATCGCCGCTCCATTTTTCCTGGTCGGGTAAGATAATCAGCGAGTACCCCACCAGGGAAGCCCGTTCGCGGGAGGACTCCAGCGTTTCGATGCTGGCGGAGGTGGTATTGTCATTCCCTGCAAGCATGCGCGCTATGGCTGCCATGACGCTTTTACCACTGCCGCCTGGTCCTGTCACTTCAAGGAACAATTGCCAGTCATATCGGTTCGCCAGAACCATGAAAAGCGCCGCGAGAATGCGCTCTTGCTTTTCGCCTTGCTGGTTTGCCGCCCGCGTCAGCCATTGCCAGAAGTGAGGAGCATGCCCGGCAAGATTTTCCCCTGGCTTGGCCTGCGAATAATCCACGCTGTTGACGGTACGCAACCAGTTATCTTTGCGGTGAGAGCTAAAACTTCCGGTGCGGGTGTCAAAAACGCCATTGCGAAAACCAATTAAGTGACGCGCGGGCTTGCTCATTTCAGGCACCATGAGCTTTAGGGTTTCGATCATGCCGCTAATCAGTGGCGCTGAAAAAGGCGCTTGTGCTTTCTGAAATAGAGCGGCAATTTCACGGCTGAGGATCCTGTGCGGCAATACCAGCCAAGCCCCGTTCTCATAGCGGCAAAGATCTTCCCCCACCGGAGGCATAGCCAGATGGTGTTCATAATGGACTATCAGCAGTTCACACTTCTCACTCTGGCTCATGGCCTTGAGATCGGCATCACTGACCGTTTCAAAGGGGCTTTTCTGAGATTGCTGATTAAAAGCGCGGAGCTGTTCCTGCGCTTTGTCACAACCTTCCTGCATGAATACATCGTTCCAGTCACCGGCGATTAAGGGGATCGCAACGTTCCCGTTGACCAGATTTGCGGCTTCTTTCGCTTTTTTCTGTCCTGTGCCGTTCTCATCATTATCTGCGGCCATAAGCAGCAGGGCGTCAGGATATTTCTCTCGCAGGCACTTAGCCAGATGTGGGAAGTTATTGGCACCCATCGTCACATACACGGTTTCACCCGTCAGCGCATGGATTGTCAGGCCGGTTGCATAACCTTCTGCCATCCAGATAACGGTGTTGTCATTGCCTTCAAAATGATGAGCTGCGCCGGTTACCTGCCCACCTGCAAGTGTGCATTTTTTCCCCGCCCCGTTAATAAGCTGGGCGTTGACCAGGCGACCCGACAAATCATACAGCGGAATGACCAGGTCACCCGCCGCGAAATCTATGCCGCCTACGTGCAGGCCGCTGCCCTGTAAGTTCAGCGCTTCCTTATCCGGCCAGCCTTTATTCTTCAGATAGGCATTGCCTGCCGCTTTACGGGCGGCATTCACCAGCGCTTTCGCCTGACCGGCTGCCCTATGGCGGGCATTGTCTTTTTGCTTTTGTTCTGCGGCCTCGTCGTGATGAACCGCAAGAGGCTGAACCTCTCCCAGAATTTCAGCCACCTTCACGGCGGCTTCTTTCACACTGATATCCAGTTTTCTCTCAACCAAGTTTAATCCGTCACCGGCACCGCATTGGTTACATATCCAGGTGCCTCTTCCTTCACGATTATCGAAGCGAAAGCGGTCTTTTCCCCCGCAAACGGGGCAGGGAGAATGATGCCCGTGAGGGGCAACGTTTATTCCCAGCGCGGAAAGAAGTTGAGGCCAGCGGCCTTTTGCGGCGCTCACGGTGTTTTGAACAATCATTTGTGTCATGTGCGCCTCTGTCAGTGCAGCGTGGTATGTGGAGTGGTGTGAAGACAAGGCCGGAACAGCTCGTCCATCATGGATTCTCCCAGCGGTGTCAGGCGGGGTTTTGCCACCAGAATATCGGGCTGCACCATATCGCGGAGCATGGCGCAGGCGATGTCCATACCCAGCTTTGCGCCGTGCTGACGGACGTAATAGCTTTCGACTTCTTTTGCGATGGTCATTTGCAGTTCATCAAGCGTGTAGCCGGTTTCAACGCCGTAGGCGGTACAGGCGTCGAGATAAGCCTGTGCCAGGGCGCGCCGGTAGAGGGCGGTGAGCACTTCAACCGGCAGGCAGGATTGCTGAGTCGTATTCATTCGTAGACATCCTCCATTTGCGTTTTTATGGCGGTTTCACAGGTGTCTACCACTTTGCCGAGCTGGTCAGTGAGCAGTGCAACCATTGATGCCATGGAATTCAGCTGATCGCCGCTGGGAACATGCCCGAAGGTGTCCTGCGTATCAAGCATGTCGAGGAACATCACGCCGACGTTGTGCGCGTGTTGCAGGCGCAGGAAATCAGCGTGCGGGATAGGGTAATGGGTGTTGGGGAAATAGAAGGAGGCGAGCTTGTTCATGCGGCCTCCTGAGCGGGCAGGCGACCGGCAAAGCACAGCACATAGTCGCGGGCAAACTGGCGACGGGCAGAATGTTCATTGTCGGCGGCGGAGCGCAGCATACAAACCGGCGCTTTAGGTTCAGCACGGCGCACGGCGGCGAACAGGAACGTAAATTTAGGATGTGGGGTGGTGAGGGTTGTAGCCATGGTGGCAGCCTCCAATAAGTATTGGTTATTGCTACCACTAGAGTTCTCACGCTCTTGGGTGGTAGCCCAGACGGGGGTGAGAATACCGGCCTTATTGGAAACCGGCCTGACCGAGGTCAGCCCCGCCTGAGCCACCATTGCTTGATAGACACAACGGCTACAAAACCATTGTGTAAATAACGGGTGCGCTGAGGCTACGACATAAAAAAACACGCCAGGCGCGTGTTGTGTCGCCAATAAGTAACACGGGTTCTCACGCCCGGCTGCCGATTTTGCGGCAGCACAAAAACTATAGAGCAGGGGCTCGCCAGAGAAAAGCCTTTTTTGAAGCATTGGCCGTTTCTCCTTAGCAATCGGTCAGGACTTGATCGGATTGCTGCGGATTTGATCGGAAGTGTGAATCATCCTCTGAACTAACGTCTTCTGCTGTTACGGATAGCACGCCCAGGGTATTGCTGGTGAACGCAGGCAAAGGGTTCTTTCTGCCGCAGGCGGCAGCCATCAGGCCTTCAGCCAGATAGGCCGCCTCTTGTGTATTGAGCTGGATATTATGATGACCGACAGACAGAGAAATCATTGCATGGTCTCCTGAGCGCGTGCGGCGATGCGGTCATTCATCCAGCCCTCTATTTCGGAAGCCAGCCAGGCCACGTTCTTGCCACCGAGAGAAATCTGGGCAGGAAATTGCTGACGGCTGATTAAGTCGTACAGGGTGGAGCGGGAGAGGCCCGTGGTGTGGATCACTTCCGGCAGTCGCATAAAGCGATCGCGTGGGTACGCCGGTGGCATAACCGGGGCAGAAGAAGGGGGCGTGTTTTGAGCGGTGGAGAGCATGGTGCTACCTCATATTTGTATCCGGCTGGACGCGTCCAGTACCGGCTGTTTCGTTAAGGAGCCCCCTATTGTGAGAATATTTTTGCGTTTAGCAACAAGTGGTTGCCGCTAAAACTTTTAGAAGAGAGTGCTTGTTTTTTCCTGGTGACATCAGGTGACACCAGACAAAATGCCAACTAATGCCAATAAGTGCCATTGTTGCTAGGTTGGTTATTTTATGAACACAAAACAAACTGTTTTAACGATTGATCATTTACTTATTAATAGGAAAAAAGATTAATTTATTTTTGGCTAGCCAGAAAAAGGCTTTTGCAGAGAGTGAATAGTAGTGAACAGTGAGTGAATACCTTCAGATGAGGTGTTCACTGCTTAAGTTAATAATTTTATTATATTTTATTTTAGAGTGAACAGTAGTGAATAGTATTTATAGAAATATAAACCCTTCCCGCTTTCCCGGCTTACTATCCCGCCCGTTGTACCAGCGCTGAGCAAACGCCATCAGATAGAAATGTTGTGCCAGCCTCCCCACAATATCCTCACATTGACAACACATTGCTGAGGTATGCCATGAAACCCGATTCAACCAAAATCGTCGAAGCCGTTATCCAGGACTTTCTTCAGGTCAAAGCCGGTCATAACGAAAAACCATCATCAGGAAACGCTGAGGGCGCTATCCAACACTTTGAGCAGGCCAAAGCGGCTTTTGCACAGAAAAAGCAGGCACTTGATGAAATTGAAAGTTCGATTGCCCGCTGCGCCCAGGAAAAAGAAACGGCGAACAGCGAAATCAAAGAGAACGAAGAGAGCTGGCGTTCGCGTTTTCGCAAGTCACGCGGGGTTATGACTGACGAACTCAAGAATGCGCACAGTCAGCGAGCTATTCAGCAGGGATTAGTTAAAGAGTTCGATGACCTGATTGAAGAATTGAATGTCGAGAAACAGTCGGCGATGTTGCATTGTGCTAATGCTGGGGGAGCGTTAATTAGCGCACACCGCAGCGCACTGAATGCCTATGCTGATACACAGTGGCGCATGGCCATCAACCATCTCAGTCCGGCGCTTGTGCGTGCTGTAAAACTGAAACTTCTGGCGTTATCCACCGTAAGTTATCAGGAAACACAATCCGGTTATTATGTAGAGCCCGCCAAAATTATCAGCGCTGAAATTGGCAACGCGTTAGTCGGTGCGGCTCACATCGGTCAGTTCAACATGGATGCAGAGCCTATGTTGGAGAAAATCGGGACGCATTCTCCTGCGCTGCCTGGTGTCGATATGGGGCTGCTGCAAAGCCCGATAAAAAGACAATTACTGGCTCAAAAACTCTCCCAGCGTATCGATTCAAATAAGGAGTAATAGCAAATGATGCGCTGCCCGCTTTGCAGCTCTGTTTCTCACATTCGCACAAGCCGTTATATCACCGAACAGATAAAGGAGTCTTATTATCAGTGCACCAGGCTGGCATGCTCATGCGCATTTAAAACAAATGAAAGCGTCAGTAAAATTGTCAAAAGAGAAAATCTAACGCGGAAAATATAAATTTAGGCTCGTTTCAATTCCCCAAAAAATAATCTCAAATGCCGCTTTCGAATAAGGCGGCATTTTTCATTAATACGGTGTAAAACCGTCCCTCCTGTCAGCCTTTTCTCTGGCTAGCCTGTCCTTGTAAGCTCTGCATGCATAGGGTGCATGGTTTTGCATGCATTCGGGAGTGCTCAAAATGGCTCTAACCCCTTGCTACACGGGGTTTCAGCGGTTTTTTTTCATGCATTAAAACCAGTGGGCTAAGTCAGCAGCGGGCAGGCGGGGAGAACTGCGCGCGCTGGGGCGCAGAATACTTAAACATGATTGAGCGTCGATTTATATTTAAAATATCCGCCCAAAACTTTTTATAGCTGGGCGGAATAAAATTCACTGAGATTTTTTTTGACAACTACATTTTAAGTATGTAATCATTTTTTTCATAATAACGACCAACACCATATTTATTAATATTAAGCGTGGGCTCTATTTTTGATGTTGTCATAATCAATTGATAATCAGTGAATTCAGACAGACTCGACACTATTAATTTCTGTAAATTATGACTTCTCCCTTCGTTTATGTCGCCACATTCAAAGTCCATGATTGAAAAACGAGGATATCTACAGTTATTATCAATGATTGAGAGTATCAATAATGCTAAGTGCAAGGCGGATTTCTTAACAACATTAGAGCTGTCTGAGTAATTAACTCGTTCATTTAAGAGCCAGCGATCTTTCGCAAAATCTATTTCAGATGATAGTTTTGTTGCTGTTTTAAATTTATCTTCATTCCCGGAATCACCTTCAAGTATAAAAGTGGAGAACTCAGAAAGTTTGGCGTAAACATCCTCTTTTCTTTTTTTATTTTTTGACTCAAGAGCTGTAATACTTGTACGGCATCCGTCCATTAATTCAGTAAGAGATTTCCGTTTGGCTTTCAAATCATCTACCTTTGAAACTGATTCAATTTTATCCTGTAACGAGTTTATTTCGATTAACTTCCCTGTTCTTTCTTCAATGATCGATGTTATTGCTAACTCTCTTTTATTTGAAACTAAGCTTATCTCAAATAATCTATTCTGTAGTAACTGTAACTCTTGGTTTTTTTCTGATAAGAAGCCAGTCAAGTATTCAACAGTTTCTGACAGCTTAATAATTATTTTATCATTTTGTCGTTTTTGGTATTGAAGCTCATTCAACGACTCAATATATTTCTCTTCAAGAGAAGTTGTAGCCTCTGTTGATTTACATAGTGCGCATCCTGTAGATGACTCTGGCGTTTCAGTCACCGGAGTCAAGCAGCAAGGGCAGTATTCAAATGTAATTTTCCCTAAGCTCTTATATGTTTCCTTCGATTCATTTAGGGATTTAATCCTAAGAAGCAGGTTATTCCCAAATAACAAACAATCTTGAATTTCAATCTTGGATGAATGTAACTCATTGTTTTTGTTATTTATTTTTTCAGTGAGTTGCTGTATTTTAACTAGGGCATCATTTCTTTCAATAGTTAAGTTATATTCATCAACGTTATCTAAGGTATCGGTTGATTCAAGCAGTAAATCTTTTTTGTTATTTATTACATCTAATTCAGTGTTTCTTTCTTTTAACTGTTCCATGATTTTATCGACAGTTAAATCAGAGTCTTTACCAAGTAATTCAAAATAAGCTCTCAGTTCAGCACCGCTATTTTCATAATCACGTTCATATTTTAATAAATTTTGGCGATATGAATGCGTCTCTAAATCATCAAGGCCCAGAAGAAATTCGGCAATTGCAATTCGAGTGTTTTCATTATCAGAACGACTAGACTCTTTGCGAAATATTCTATTGGCATCGGAAGATTGACTAAGGTAAATAAGTCTCATAATTTGATGCATGGTTAAATTTTGATAATCATCAGACTTATATTGACCCCAATCAAATAGCTCGAACATCATCTCCGAGAAACTCAATTTTTCATTAGTGCGTCGAGAACCGTAATCACTCCAGCCATCAGCATCTTTCATTGCATCTTCATACTTCCCCTCATAAATCTTAATATGAGGAACCCCGCCATTGGCATCTATTGGTCTTGTTATAGTAAATATGCGGCCGTTTACAGTAATTTCAGCATTCACATTTGAACACTCGTCAGCAGGATATTTCCAATCGTCTTTTTTCAGTTCACCTCCTAAAACATAGAAAATCATGTCCAAAATGGTGGATTTACCAACTGAATGTTCACCTCTTATAATGTTAATGCCATCATGAAAAACTTCATTATAGAGTTGTTTTCCATTCTTACTGATAACTAATCTATTAATTTTTAGACGTGATGGAGTCTTAATCATAGCGATATTCCATTAAATTAGTTTTTGCTTTGAGACCCTTATTTCCCTTAATTGATAACTTAGGGATTTCATTAGCAAGTATTGAAAATACAAAGTCGAGTCTGAAGTTATCATTCTCCAAACAATGAACCAATGGTTCAGGTAATTTCTTAGCATTCAATAAAATATAACCTTCCTCGATAGATAAAATACCCTTCGAGAATAAATGCGCAAGAGTGTTTGTCCTAATGATATTGAGTTCGAAAAAAATCCTTCTTGGATTGTCAATATTTTCATAACTTCTTGCAATTGACTGTATTTTTACTGCTAATTTCGAGTTAGAGCGCGGCCAGTTGTCTATGTTCTTTAATTGATCAGGGAATAGATAGTAAAAATCCATGAAATCAAGATGTTCTTCGTTGACTTTATTTTCATTTTTATAAAGTAAACTAATAATACGATATGAACAATGATTAGCATCTCGAAATGGATGATAAATTATCATGAGACAACCCACCGTAAGTGACATTTACCCGTTAAGAAGAAAATCATTCCTCTTATTAAATCGAATGAAATAGCTGTACTTACCTCTGAAACCTCTTCATAAAGTGGTTCAACTATTCTGTCATAAATAACTCTGTCTATTATAGCACTGTTTACTGTGTTTTTAAACAGTGGTTTTACATGATGTGAAAATGATGAATTAATTTTACTCAAACAATGGCAATAAATGATCTCTTCAGATATTGAAAACTGATACTTAGTAACTCTCCTAGCAAATTTATTTTCTAAATACAATGCATCTTCTAATAGATCAAGCCGATTTCCTTCTTTTAACTTTTCTTCCAATCCTACTATCTTTCTACCAGGCCTGGGTTTTAAGTACTCTTGTAACTCTTCAAGCATATAGCGATATTCTTGGTCAGTTTCACAAAGCTCCTTTGACCTTAGAAGAAGGTTTGTAAGAGCATTGCTTTTTGTTCTAACTTCTTTAAAGCTAATATTTGTACCAATATTGAGATCACCGCCAGGGCTATTACCATTTATCTCATTTTCATAGATGGAAAACTGGTCATTTTTTTCCATTTTTTGAACCTTGTCCAATGTTAAGGTCACCGTCAGCTTCATTGTTATTTATTTCATTTCCACTGATGTCGCCAGTTGCGGTAATATTGATGCTTTTAGCCTTGTTTCCGATTATTTTGTTTTTTCGAATATTTGATGGCGGAATCGAATCGATTTTCTTTGGCTTCACTTTGTTAGAATAAAGAGTTATTAAAATTAACGCATTAATGGCAACCAAAAAGAACACAACAGTTATAATAGGGTTTTTTGAAATGAACTCAATATTTTCAAAAATGGGTTTCAAAAGATATAAAATAACAACTGCAAGAATTGTAAGCGGCGCATTATATTTTAATGAGTTTTTAAAAAAATCCATATCCATTATATACTCCTGTTAATATATATTATAAAACATTTTATCTAATAATTAGTCTGCTAAATTTTAGGCTAAATAATTATTTTTGCCTTAATGCATTCTTTCCCCCACCAATCCATCAAGTCAATTCTGTGTTGAAGATAGGTAGAGCGATTATATGCCCTTCGTATTTCATTGCTTTCTACATGTGCTAATGCAGCTTCAATCACATCGGGATTAAATTCAGCTTCATTCATACAGGTGCTAGCAATGGCTCTCAGACCATGTGCCACTAACTTACCACCATAACCAATGCGTTTTAAAGCAGCATTTGCCGTCTGGCTATTCATAGGCTTACGTGGGTCATTTCGGCTAGGGAAAACGTACTGACGATTGCCACTAATTGGACGCATGATTTCCAACAACTCTAAGGCTTGTTCAGACAACGGGACTATATGATCGCGTTTTGCCTTCATTCGCTCTGCCGGAATACACCATTGCTTATTCTCTATATCAATCTCTGACCAGGCTGTTGCCGATGCTTCGGCAGGGCGTATTAGCGTCAGTAACTGCCATTCAAGCAGGCAGCGCGTTGGTATCGATAAGTTGCTCATCGAAATGGTGCGCATTAGCTTGGGCAGTTCTTCAGGGCGTATTGTGGGCATGTGCTGCTTCTTCGGGCGTTCGAAAGCATTACCGATACCTGAAGCTGGATTTGCCTCAATCAGTCCAACATTCACCGCATAAATCATTATCTCGTTGATGCGCTGAACCAACCGCCTGACCGTCTCTAATGCTCCGCGTGCTTTTATTGGTTCCAACACTTGGATCAAAGTGCGTGCTTTTAGCTCCTGAACAGGAACATTTTCAATACTGGGCAGGATGTCTTTCTCAATGGAACGCCAGATATCTTTAGCGTGGTCTGCGCTAACGTGACTTTGCTTCAGCTCGAACCATTTACGTGCCACATTGACGAAAATGCTTTCCTGAGCGATCTGGAGTTTCTCAGCTTCTTCGCCAGCTCTTGCTTGTGGGTCTATTCCTTTGACTAACATCGCAAGCTTCTCTGTACGCACTTCTCTGGCATCAGCCAGTGAAAGAGCAGGATAAGCGCCGAGGCTAATCATGGTGCGTTTTGAGGTGCCAGGCACCTGGTAGCGAAAGCGCCAAATTTTCTTGCCGGTGGTTTTGACCAGGAGAAAGAGCCCGTCGCCGTCATGCAAGGTGAGGTCTTTATCGGTGGCTTTGGCTTTTTGTACTT